GGGAGGCCTCGAGTGCGGCGGAGCCGGAGAGCGCGGCCCCGTAGGCGTTGAGCGGGCCCGGATCGAACGCCTGGCCGATCGAACCGCGCAGCGCCTCGTACTGACCATTCAGCTGTTGCGACGGCGCGGAGAGGCTGGACAGCGCCTCGCGCGCCTGGGCGATGCCGGATAAGAGGTCGCCGACGGAGGCGGAAAAGTTGACGGCGACGTTGGCGTCGGGCATGCGCGGCTCCTACTGGTTTTCCGCGGCGCGCAATCAGAGGCGGCCGTGCGGGAACGCCGCCCTCAATTCATCGACGCTCGGATGATGCGACGGTTCAGGGTTGGCGTCGGGCGTGCGAAATTTCAACGCCGCGGCTAAGAGCCAATGTACCGGCGGATGGGCGCGCCACTGCTCTCGCAACGCGAGATAGCGGGGCAGGGTGAGGCCGTCGAGCGCCTCGTCCCACGTCCAGCCGGTATTGGCGACCACTTCGGCGATTAGGGCGTCGAAGTCGATTTTCCCGCGGGAGGCGACGCCTCCGGCGTCGCCGCTTCGTTCTTTGGGCGCAATCCGGCGGCCTTGGCGATAGAAGGGAAGGCAAGCAGCAAGTCGCTGACCGAGAACGGCAAGTCGAGAAAGGCTTCGTAGGTCAGCGAAGGATCGACGCAGAAAAGCGCGCGCCAAGTGGCCTCAGCGAGCCTCTCGATTTGAACTTCGCCGAGCGCGGCGACGCTGCTCATTGTCATCTCAACGCCACCGGCGTCGTTGTAAATTTGAAACAGCGCTGGCTGAATGGCCTTGATCGCGCGGAACGGCAGATGTGGAATCTCCCAGCGGCGACCGGCGAGGTCGACGATAAAGATCTCGTCGCTCACGCCGCATCTCCGAAGTTGATCTGACAGACCTGGCCGGCGGCGTTGGCGTAGCACTGAAAGTCGAGCTCGGGAATCATGAAGTCCTCGAGCTTTGTGCCTATCGCGAGCTTGTCGGCGACACAATTGTACAGCAGCATCGAGAACTGCTTGCCGGTGGTCGGATCGGAAGCGAACAGATTGGCGGAAAAATTCGCCGAGGGACCAATCAGGGTCGAGGCAACCACGAGGCTTTCTCCGCTCGTGGCGACGGTGTAGACATAGGAGATCAGCACGGCGGCGCCGGCGTCGCCGGAAGAGAATGTGTAGATGCCGCCGGACTCCGAATACTGTCCGGTCGAGGGATTGGAGGCGACCTGTTTGAACGGCAGCCCGCTCGCGGCGTAGATGACGCCCTGATCGGAGACGAAAGTGGAGTGGTTGGTCACCGTGTACGTGTAGGGGGACGACGAGGGCACGCTGGTTGCCTCGCCGAACTGCGTCTGCGACCCGCCGACGCTCGGGCTGATGCCGAAGAATAGGTTGCCGAGCGCCTGTCCCGAGATGCGCGCGAGTTTCGCCTTGCCGGTCATCTTGCGCGTGCCGAGACCTATCGCGAGCGGGAAGTTGCTCTGTCCGTAGAGCGCCTTGGTGGTGGCAGAGATGTTGAGCGAGATTTCCTGGGCCAGTCCGAAATTGATCGGCGAGCCGCCTTGCGGCGTGCCAATCAGCACGCCGGAGCCAAAGACGAACATGTGGGTCTCCGTAGCGGGATTTATTGTGAGGACGACGTGCAACGTGGGCTCGCGTCATGGCAGTCTTGCCCTGAGAGGTGGCGCGAGCGAAGCCGACGAGGAAGGGTCTTCAGACAGATGGGGACGCTGCCCTAAGGCGCCCCTGTCTTGCGCTTTCAGCGGCTCCCTCTTTCTGCGAGGCCGGAACGCGAATGACCTGTGACACAAACGCCGAGGGCGGGATCGAAAAGGCGTAGCAGATGACGCGCGCCAGCCACTCGTCGTACTGGTCTTTCAGCGGCGGCTGGCGCGTCTCGGTAAGCCGAAACTCCGCCGGCATGAACTTTACCATGCGCCGGCGCGCCAAGCTGCCGCTCATGAGAGCGTCAAAATAGTCCTGGAACTGCTTTATCTGATCAAGCGTCCAGTCTTTGGGCAGCGTCGCGAAGGCGTCGGGGGTCGAGCCGGCGTGATAGTAGTCGAGCGTCGCCATGTCGCGTCTCAGCGCGATGTTGATTGTGAGCGCGATCTGCTCGACCGGGCTCATGCCATAGAGGCGATGGGGGCGCGGGTTCCGGGGGAGACAGATGAGCTCGTCGGCGGCAAAATCGGCGGCGGGCACGCCGTGTTGATGGTGGGGTCGGGCGGCGCGGCTGCGCCGCAGCGCGCCTTTGACCCCCCCCCGAATTCAATCGGCCGAGGAGTTAATGTCTATTGGACGATCGGCAGCAACGGCTGTATCGACCAGGGAACCTCGCTGCTTTGAAATATGTCTTCGACTTCTTGCACAAACTCGGCATTCAAGCTCGCATCATAAGGCTGCGAACTCGGGAAATGCTTTTCGATAAGCGCAACGAGGCGATCCGTTCCTCCCACGTATGTACCGTTCCATACGAAGCCGGAGACGCCAAAGAAAGGATTTGAAGATTGGAGTGTCTGGAATAATTCAGCTACGTCATTAGGGTGGATTATGAAGTATTGGAAATAAGTTAGCCCGCTTTTGTTAAGGCGGAAAATCATATCGAGGCCAAATTGCCAGCGCGCCACGCTTCTACTGGGAATCTCCGTGATTTTGCCGCCGATCACACTTGCGCAGCTGTCCTCGTCTACGGCAAGTCCTCTCAGGGTTATTTGAAGCCATTGGGCAATGTCGCCAGCCATTTCCATAGCAACCTCATTTCTTAGGGAACTTGAGTTCTAACATTTTATCGCCTGTTTGCTTAGATAAGTCGGGACTATTTATTTCAACCGTCGCCATGTCTCCTGGAGTTCGTTTGCTGGCTTGGCCCGAAGGCCTGTACGTTATGTAAGTTCCATCTGGCATAAGCACAACGAACGCGTTCGGCCTCGAAGGAATCGAGGCCACGGAACTCGGAGTTTGACCGTTATAAATACTATATACATATTTGAGCGCCGTCGCATCCGGATTTTCGGACGGCAGCATGTTGCGACCCCCGGGGGACCCTGGCAGCGGGACGCCTGGCAAAACGCCGTTAGGCGCAACAGCGTCCGCAACCGTGCCGTTACCGATTGGCGGACTTGAGGGCTCGGCAGTCTCCGGTATGCCGTTAGGAGGCTCGAAGTAGGTCTCCCCTGAAGGCAAGTCATTCAGGTTGATAAAGCCCGGAGGGGCAACTGGGCTAAGCGCTGAACCGGGTGGGAATGCGATTGTTTGACGTGTCGCGGGATTATAGAAGGTCACGCCCCGGGTTTCGGCTTGAGACTCCGCTTCCCGGTTGGGGTCTGGTTCAAATTGCACGGGGACTACGTCGCTGCGCACGCCTGGATGCGCCAGATTGGGATCATTCGAAGCTACATCAACGCCTGCCGGTTTCTTTGGCTTGCTTGAATCAGACTCCGGTTGATTCCGGCCCTCCTCCTCCCACCTGCCGTTCTCGTCCCTCGGTTGATTCGGGTCGAAGTTGTATTTTGTGATTGCACTTTCAGCGGTCCCCCCGCCAGGCGGCAGCGTCGGCTCCGGCGCCAGCCCCAAGTCGGCCCGCGCCTCCTCTTTGGTCTTGATCCCCGCGCCAACCAGAATGCTCAGCGTCTGCGCTTGTTGCAGCGGATCTACCATGTCGTCGCCGACCCAGGCGAATTCGAGGTCGGGTTGTTTCAAACAAACCTGAACAATATGGTCGAGCGCGCCCTTGACCCACGCTTTTAGCGGCACCAGCCCTTCCTGCGACGCCTGAATGCGAAGAGACTCTGACGTCGCACGGTTGACTTGTGACACAAACGCCGACGGCGGGATCGAGAAGGCGTAACAGATGACCCGCGCCAGCCACTCGTCGTACTGGTCCTTCAGCGGCGGCTGGCGCGTCTCGGTAAGCTTGAATTCCGCCGGCATGAATTTGACCATGCGCCGCCGCGCCAGATTGCCGCTCATGAGAGCGTCAAAATAGTCCTGGAACTGCTTTATCTGATCGAGCGTCCAGTCCTTGGGCAGCGTCGCAAACGCGTCGGGGGTCGAGCCGGCGTGATAATAGTCGAGCGTCGCCATGTCGCGCCTCAGCGCGATGTTGACGGTGAGCGCGATCTGCTCGACCGGGCTCATGCCGTAGAGGCGGTGCGGCCGCGGATTCCTGGGGAGATAGATGAGCTCGTCGGCGGCAAAATCGGCGGCGGGCACGCCGTCGAGGACTTGCTGATAGGCGGGGTCGGGCGGCTCGGGCGAGCGTCCGTCTTCGCCAACGAGAGGCGTGACGGTCGAGCCGTCCATGACGTCGAGGGAATAGAGGTCGCCGCCCTTGGTGTAACCGGGATAGAGGCTCGCAGCGTCGATGACCAGCATGTCCTCGAGCCACATCCGGAGCCAGGCGGCAAAGCTGTGGCGGCGATCGGGGCAGGCAAGAAAGGTCAATGTTTCGGCGATGCGCGAGGCCGCAGCGCCCGAGCGTTTCGGGTCGCGGGAGCGTACTGTGTGGCTGAGGCCGGCTATTTGGTCCTTGCGGGTTTCGATGACGAGGCGCAGCAGCGGCAGCGCGTCGGCAAGCGCGCGCAACTCGGCGAACGAGATGCCCGCATCGGAGCGCGGCGTGTAGGAGAGGTTGACGCCGAACGGGTAGTCCCACTGGCGGCCGGTCAGTTCGTGGTGCGAAAAGGCTGCTCGGTTCGCAGGAGGCCGCCGTTGTATTGGCGACTAGAATCGTACTCGAATGCGACTATCCATAACGCAATAATAACAGCGAGCCCCAGTAATGGAACCCATCGACCGTAAATTATCGCGCGAGCACATACAGTGCGAAACACCAAAATATTAACAAATGAACAAATGGCCAAACTTGGCAGCGCAAATACAACCCAGATAATTGGATCTCCCGGGCCACCATATATACCTTCATCTCCTGGCGGCGCCCAAATCAGCGAGGCAAAATGTAAATAAATGACCAGTCCCACCAAATTGAATATCACGAACACTGATCGCGATATATTTTTTGCCAAAGTGAATATTGCCACGAGGTTGCTCCATCTATGGCGACGAAGAGAACGCGCCAGCATGCGTGGTAGCGTCAGTCCAACCTCTTTCCCACCATTCTCTTTGCGCCGCGGCCCCCGCGTTTGAAGAGTAACCGAAAGCGAAAAGTCTCCCTATATCGATCGTTTGGTCTAAAGTGTACCCTGCACCGGCCATATACACGCCAACCGCGTAATTCGATGCGTCCGTGTAAGCGGAATAGAAAGTGTTACCGTCCCTTTGGAAATCGAACGTTCCGAAGTGACCCACTGCCGCATTCGCCCCAAGCGCGCCATTCGCTTGCCCCGCTGCAAAGACTTGATTGAAATCAGCTTTTGGTGGGGCCAGGAACGTCGCGCCATCCCCTGATTTGAACTCAACAGCATCCTTTGGCGCTTCGTGCACCACAGTCAAATGAGTCGCCGCAGTTGGCGCAACCGTGGGGACATCGGTACGGACACGAGGATCGGGCTCGATCGAAGCTACATCAACGCCTGCCGGTTCCTTTGGCTTGCTTGAATCAGACTCCGGTTGATTCCGGCCTTCCTCCTCCCACCTGCCGTTCTCGTCCCTCGATTGATTCGGGTCGAAGTT